ACTGTTGGGCTTGCGTTAATCCACCAGCAGCTGCAGCTTGGAAAGTCGGTGCAGCACCAGCACCATTAGAAGTCAGTATATTAGTTGCTGCTCCCGTGGCAACGTAAGCCGGATCACCGCTTGCATCATAAGTAATCAAATTACCATCTGTACCACCCGCCATCTTAGCTAGGGTTACAGCGTTATCTTGAATCTTTGCAGACGTTACAGCATTATCTCCAATCTTTCCCGTGGTTACTGAGTTGTCAACAGGTGTTAATGAATTACCGATATCATTAATACCGACAACCTCTAGCTCATCTGTTGCAACTAATGCAGCTCCCAAAGTTAGGGTTGATCCGCTAAAGCTAAATGCATTTGTATGTTGCTTTACACCATTAATAGTAACTATTAAAGTCTGTTCACTTGGTGGTGTCCACCCTATGTCATGCGTAGCAGAGGTGGAAGAAGTGACATTGAAGACTTGGACGTTACTAGCTTTTCTATCTACTTGTCCTAAATATGCCATTATCTAATCACCTATGCTGTCATTACCAGAACGCTTGCCACTGCATCAATCGCCGTTGCCGATGAAGCGTATGCCCATAACGATCTTGAATCTGCTGCAGTAGCGCTACAAATTAAGTTTATTGGCTTTTCTATAACCAGAGTGCTACTAGCTGGTACAGGAACCTTAAATAAAATATACCCTCCTGTTATAGCTGTTGGAGACCCTAGGTTATTATAAAGCCTTAAATAAACATCCACCGAAGCAGTAGTTATATTTGAAAAATAGACAGCGTGTACAGTTTGATTAGTCGATGCCGTATTAATGCCGGGAACGAATGAAGCAAACGAAGCTCCTAACTGAACCGCTACTGTTTGAAAGTCATTAGCCATAGGTTATCCTCCGAGGGCGATTGCCATGGCTACGGCTGCCGCGTCAGGGTTAGTGTTTAATGTAGCTGCATCTGCAGTAACCGCTACAGTACCAAGGTTAGTAAACTGAGACTGCAAAACAGACTTGATTAAACGCAAATGTTGATCGCCCTCTGAAACAGGATCTGTCCCTAGCGGGTTAGTAGAGCTAAGTTGTGAAATATATGTTGCTGATTCGATTCCCATTTAGTCTCTCCTAACTTAACTCAAAGATGCCATTGGCATTTGGAGTTATAGTCAACGTGTTATCTTGCGTCAAAGTAAAATGAGATGTAGATAGCTTGGAAAAGCAAACCAAAGCCCCTCCAGACTTGTAGATAATAGCGTACTTGATATTAGCTATATCACCACCTGTTGCAGTCCAGACTACAGCGGTAGCATCCCATCTATACTTATTGGTTGCTGTTGAGGCCCATGTCCTTCCAGATACGGACACTCCCCCAGTAGCATAACCATTACCGTTTGCCACTTCGTTTGCGATAGACGCATAAGTGGATAACGCTACATTGTTAGCGTTTGTGCTGGCACTATTAGTAAACAATGCCAATCTGAAATTAGGAGTACCAGCATCTAAATCAAATACCGCATTTCCTAACTTTTCTTTAAAACTATTGTAAAAACTCCATGCAGTAGCCGCCATTTATGCTGCCTCCTTTAATGCGTCCGGGCTTTGTATAATGTGGGATATCAATCCCTCACCATGAATTATCATTTCGTAATGGTCTCCAGTAGCTCCAACCATTTGGACGAATTCCTTCGCCTGATGATAATGCGCCACAGTACACAAAAATTGTTTTCCAGCAACATGAACTTCTATCTCCTTTTCGCCATCATTCTCAGGTTGAGAATAAGCGTGATGCTTGTCCATGATGCAACTATCAAAACCAAATATTTCAAATTTGGGAAACCCTAACATCCTCATCAAATGAATAGCTCTTAGGGTTACAGTCGAGCCTCCTAATACAGGGAAGAAATCCTTGTGAATCTCCCCGTACTTATCTTCCAGTATATCCTGGTACTGGTCTTGTCCAGCGCAATGCCACAAATGAGTTTCGTAGCCATCCAGCTTATCTAAAACAGACGGATGACATTGCGAACATATAAAATACTTACACTCTTTATGAGGTGGATCAACAAATCTATTATTGAATTCCCGGCTATCTAACATTATAAAAGCAGATGGCCTTATTCCTCTATCCATACAGTATTTGTATGACCCGTTAACTGTAACTACAGGCATACCGTCTTCATGCTTCGCCTTCAACTCGTCTAAAGTTGAGTCTAATGAAGGCCCTCCTACAACTAAAGCAACTACTTTATCCCACTGTGTTTCATATGGAACAACTTGTGGAATATCTCTATTTATGTTGGAAGATATATTGCTTCTAATATCTTCATCATCTGCATTAACAGCGCAGAATATATCTGGTATTGGAACTAATTTAGGCCCAACACTTACTGATGGAGAAAATGAATCAACTGAGATAGTTAGACTGGATTGATCCACTACCTAACCTTTGTTGCTAGAATCTTATCCAACATAGTTTCAATAGTCTGCAATCGGTACATCATAACATCAAGGTTCTTTACAGACTCCTGCACCTCTTTCTGATCCCCTGTGAGCTTCTTAAGGTTGTGTATCTCTATACCGCATTGCTTTGCTTCTGCTTCTAGAGCAGGTATAGCGCGTCCCTGGATGCCTGCTAGACGCTCGACCTCAGAAGAAAGACCAGAAGCCCACCAGATTGCACCACATGTCTGTACAATAAGGAAAATTATTGCACCAAAAAATTTAGCGTCGATGTTCATTTCTTTTTCTTACGCTCCAAAGGCCCGGGTAAGATCCAGCCGAGCACCATAGGCACTACTAAAATTAAGATTAATAACCAACCTCCCATACTTACGAGATCTCCTAGTAAAGTCCAGAAGTTATCTGGTGCACAACTATCCGCTGTAGGCATGCTTCCTCCTTTCGATGGCGTCATCACGTCCGCAACCACACTCGTCACAGAGGCACCGACCGCTGAGGCCAGTAGCACAGGAGCAGTCCCCGATGTCGCAACTGACGCAATTGCACCTGGAACTAGCGCTCCTCCCCCTATCAGGGCTGCTTTCTTCAGACTCGTACATGCTGTTAAAAATATTACCCAGCTAACAAGTGCCAAAGAACGGAAACAACTATGATGCATACGATTGCAGCTAACATCTTGTTTTCTTTTGCCCATTCTACCATATCAATCTCTCCTGTATTCTACTCTTATTCGTGTTCGCAAACTGCTAAAAACAGCATGCTTCCAAATAGAAAAACCTAAGAAATCGTCCTCGTATAAATTATTGTAATAACCCATAAGATGCTTGAAGCTTTCAATTAATACTTGTTTGCTTTCTTCAACGCTCTTCTGAACTGTATCATCAAGTAAGGACAACTCTTTGGATATATCCAAAACTATAAATCTGTTTTAAATTCAACTACATCCATAATGCGGCAATTTAACATATTAGACACCTTCCAGAAAGCTAACCCATAAAATTTATCTTTATCTGTTAATATAGAATTACAGTATCTTTTTAATATAACCCCATACTCATTCGGTATCTCTAAAGTTACTTTATGAATTTCCTCCATCATTTAAAGGTCATCCTTACTTCTAATCCTTTCGCCCCGGTCGACTTAGTATCAACATCGATCCTTAAAACGTCTGCTGTATTTACTGTGTTGTTTGCGCTTATAAGAGGAGGTGTTCCTGAAGTGCTTGAGTCAGTTTCAGAGACCTCTATAATTACTCCAGTAGTTAAAATGTCAACACTCTTAGTCTCATTATACAGCATAATTGTATTATTCCCAGAGCTTCCAGCAGTGAACACATGCGCCCCAATGGAATTCAACTTTAGTCCATCAAGTGTACTTGGTACTACCATCCTAGCAATTCCATCTCCAGTGTATAACTCAATAGTATCTGGGATGGCTTTTATTGCCATAGCTCTTTCAATAAAGCTAGAGTTGCTGGCTAATATTTTCTTGGTCGTGTTTGATGAAGCGTCAAGGTACAGTATGAAATCTGCACTCTTGTCCATACTTACACCAGTAGCTGCAACATTTTGTATAAGCTCTATTTTCCCATCATTAAGGTTAACGAAGTTATCATCCACCTGATCGTGGGTTAATGGTGAACCCTTTCCCGCTCTTGTTGTAATGCTTGCCATAATTAATCTACTACCGTGTACCCGTCAACCCAATAGTAATTTTGGACATATGGAAATTTAACATCGTAAGCACCTTGATTGTCGCCACGCTTCTCATAAAAAATTCTTCCATTGGTCATCCTGTATGCAGGGCGCATTGGCTTATATCTTTTTCTTCCGCCAACTCTAAACTTTCTAGCCATTAAAAGGAAGCCTCTGCCATTGGTTCAAGAACTCTGCTTCTTCTCAACATAGGAGGAGCTGGGTCCATATCGTATATTCTAGATAAAGCATCTAAAAAGTCTGGATGTATAGTTGGAAATAATCTGTACTCGTTTTCCCTCATCCAACTTGTTAAATCGTATATCTTGTTATTCTCATCTTTGCAAGATATTTTCTTTGAGTTAAGAAACTTTTGTTTCTTCTCTATCATATCTTGTTGAGTAGATGTCAGTCTTGATTCATCAGTGGGATAAGGGAAGAAGAAAGAACCATCCTTTAGATCTGGTTCCAGTCTTTGTATCCTGTCCTTTTTAGATTGAGGACCGCCTCCTCCAACCCAGTTAATCTCATATATAGGGAATGAACTACCCTCTATACGCATCATTTCTTTAAAGTGCTCTATGTCGCTCTGGGCCCCATATCTTTCGTAACCTACCTTTACCTCACGAACACCAGGGGCTCTCTTCCACTTAGCTCTAAGCTTCTTTAGGTGATCCCACCTCTCTGATAAAGAAAGCCTATGACAAACACCATCTAATAAATACTTGTTATAGTTTGCGTCAACCCCTACTACAGCCATAGCTGTTCTGTTTGAAGCTTTCTTTTTGGAATGGGCTGGATCACACATCAAATATACATTCATTGTATACGGTCTAACTTCCCACTCTCTCCACCACTCATCTTTAAAGTGAACATCCGAGCCAGCAATAGGATTTAGAAGTTGTTGACAAGCTACTATATAAGTAGAAGTTGTCTTTTTAATTTCCTCCCATCTCTCTTCTTCAAGAAATACTGGGTCTCCATCCATTCTACCATCTACTGTAGCTGGATGTATTCTAGGTTTGACAGCAGCTCTTTGCAATATCGTCCCGTATGTGTCTCCATACGAGTATCTTGTGCCGGCATACTGAAATCTAGGATTATGTGTTGAGCTAAGGTTTAGAGACAGCTCCCATTGAGTTGTTGTCTTTAGTATCTGCTCTGGAGTTGTTATTGCCTCCTGAACAACAACATCATCATAGACTATTAACTGAAAATGTCTACCTGTTGGTTGCCCATCTACTAATCCATGAGCTTCTATTGTTTGTTCTTTAGGGTTAGACTTTCTTTTAACGCAGAGGCCTTCGTTCTCCGCCCATTTAGGGGCTTGAGTCCTTGGTTTTTCCCATAAAATATCAGGGTATAACTTTAAAAGCTTATCGTTACTTTCAAACTCCTGCATAATCTGCCTTAAGAAAGGCTTTGCCTGCTTTGCTGAAAAAGAAAGTATACCTATTGTTATGTCTGGATCACATAATACTTCTTGAACGCATCCAAGAAAAGTTATTAGAGAGCTCTTATAATGAAATCTAGCCCATAAATCTAGATGGCTATCCCTATCCGACTCAACCTCGCGGCATCTTTCATATATCCAAGGATGTAACATGTCATGCCTATTGCACAGAAACACGCCAAGGTAATACCTATCAAGCTGGCCCAAAGTCCTAATAAAACTATCATCAATATTAGGATCATCATGACAGCTAGCATATGCTTTAACAACTTTATCATATTCAGCGGTCTGAGCCCAATTAGCAAACTGTTCTGCTGTTTCAGAATTTGGTGTTGTCGATATTACTGTCTTAGATATTGTAGGCAGCATTACTTCTTTTTATAACCTGAAGCATACGCAGCAGACGCTTGCTTTTCAGCTTGTTTTTTAGTGGGGTAACACTTTCCTTTGCTGCCCCATTTCCACCCAGACTTTCCATTTTTTAATTTGCATTTCTGTATAGGCATGCTTTTTACGCAGACATAGCTGGAGACCAGAGCTGACGAATATCATTTGCCGTCATAGTCTTTGGGTCCATAGATCTCATTTGCTCGTTGCTTATTTTCAACTTTAATAAGGCTGGATTATCCATATATGCTTGAATTTCTTTAGCCGACATATCCTTAGCCCACTTGTATTGCTTTCTAAAATTACTGACAGCTTTGACCTTTTCCATTCTTGTGCGATCATCTTCACCAGTAGACACATCCATCTCCATCGCTTCTTGCTGTCCTTGAGATTCGAGTTGAGATAAAGCATCTTTAGCTCTTGATTCAGGAGTGCTTGGTGGAAGACCTAAAATTGATCTTGCAAGATCGTGTGCTAGCCAACCTCTATTCTTTGCTTCTTTGGGGTCTTGTATGGCTTGGATTAAAGCTCCAACGGTCTGATCTACTGTAGCTCCTGTAGGCATGCCAGAGTAATCTTCGTTCTCGTCTTCTGTATCTATATCCTGCCCAGTAGCTTGAGGGCCACCAGACCACCCTTCCAAAGCATCTGCTTCAGCTTGTGACATGGTAGTTCTATCTCTACCAAACATCCTATTCGCTTCTTCTTCCCTGAAGGAAGTTGCTGCTGCATCCATTGGCGCTGTAACATCTCTAGCAAGCGCCATGGCGTCTTCTGCCTCAGCTGCTTCAGCATCCCGCTCTGCCTGAGCTTGAGCTGCTTGAGCATCAAGAGTCCCCTCTTGAGCCGCTGTCCCTTGAAGGGCTCCCATAGATCCCATCTGGCCTGCCCCAGCATTCTGAGCTGGCCCACCAGGAGCTCCAGTTCCTACGCCTCCGGGCCCCATTACAGAGGAGGTATCCATCCCATAACCCATTGGATTCCCAACGTTAGTTGGAGTCCCGGCTCCAGCCCAACCTACATCTGCTGTAAGTCCTTGGGACTGGCTCAGAGCAGCTGCATTAGCAGCTTGTAGCCCAGGGTCAACCGTGTTCGTTGGGTTTCCCATTTCTCCTAAAGCTCCAGTACCATACCCAACACCAGGTCCTTGTTGCGTCCCTAGACCTCCAAAAGCTTCAAGCCCTGGATCTGCGCTATAACCTCCAAAAGCTCCAATTCCGGGAGCTGCTACACCGCCTTGAGTTGTCCCTCCGCCCCATCCGCCTGGACCATAACCCCCAAAAGCATCAATTCCTGGGGCTGCGCCAGCTAGACCATAACCTCCGAAAGCTGCCATTCCTGGAGATGCTATCTGTCCCTCTGCGTAACCCATTCCTGGTAGTCCAGTTGATGGTGGCGTGTTAGTTGATATATCAGGCATTGCTCCGATAGCCGCGTCCAATGCACCAATTGCTTCTGCAAATGAATCAGCCGCTGTTCCAGCATGATGCGAGCCTGATACTTGGCCTTGGGTGTTAACTGACGGGCCTGCAACTGGTGACGGCCCCCAACCTCCCATAGGAGCTTCTAATCCACCAAACTCCATGCCTCCCGCAGCACCAGCTAAGGCAGCTCCTTCATTTGATGTGCTCATTTCTCCAGCAGGAGAAGCACCGCCTATAGATGGGTCGCCCATAGCAGCATCAGCGCTATCAGAGCTACTAGCAGGGCCCCCTCCTATTCCAGAATGACCTGTTGGTCCTCCTTCTGAATCCATTCCATTTGACATATCTTATCTCCTAAACCTTAATCTTCTTGCGCTTTGGCTTCACGTATTTAACTGACTCGGCAGGCTTTGGCCTAGGCCTAGCACCAGAAGGTTTACGTGATGTGCTTCCTCCCCCGGAAACAGGATTTCTTCCAGGAACCTTAACAGCAGGATTTTTTCCAGGAACCTTGACAGCCTTCTTTCCAGATCCTCCTGACGCGCCGTCAGTACGATTAGTCGGATAGTTAATCAACTTATTTTTGTTGGCGGGAACCCCACTGCCCCCTTCTTTTTTAGGAGAACCAGGAATCTCTCTTACCGCTTTGTTAACTGCACGTTGTGCTTTTTTAATTTGCGCGGTATATTTTTTAGTGGTGGCAATTGCAGCTTTGTGCTTATCAGAGCCAGCGCCATGCGCTTTTGCAACCGCCTTCTGCCTAGCTACAGCTTTTGCTCTTCCCGCCCTAAGCTTTTCCGACATACTATCTCTCCCTTCTTACGCCTAAGCTGTCTATCTTAACAGACAAAGATTTAAGCATATCTTTGATTTCACTAAACTGCTCGCTGTGTCTTTCGTCAGTACGATCCATT